CTTAGCCCAGGGAGATGATACGAGCGATGGGGATGACCTTGTGGGCGATATACTGCTTGCCGTCCTCGTCTGCGGAGGAAACCAGCTCCCAGTTTGCACCGTTCTCCAGCTCAGCATCGGTGGGAGACAGCTTAGCCATGGATGCCATGGTGAAGCTGATGCCGTAGGGAGAGAAGCACTTACGCTGACGGGAGTACAGGGTGTCCTGACCGCCGTTGGTCTTGGGGTCACGGTCAACCTCGTAGGGAACCTTGGCACCGCAGTCGGTGTACTCGATAGCACCGTCGCCGAGGACGAAGGTGGTATAGGCCGGAGTACCATCGACATCGGTGACAGGCATGGTGTCATCGACCAGGACGGTACGACCATTCAGAGTACCGATAGCCAGGTCACGCTCCATGCCGTTGGCATCATTGTACTTCAGGTAGACCAGCAGCTTCAGGTTCTCCAGGTTGGTAGCGACCACGGAGTGCATGATAGCCAGGGAGAAACGACCCTTGTTGTCGCCGCAAGCTTTCTGAATTGCGGTGTTCAGGGTAGTTGCGTCCATGTGGCCCATCTTGCCTTCGGTGTTGGCAACAGCGGAGACATCGTGGGTGTGAGCAGCAACGAACTTCGCACCCTCAGCGTCCTTCATGTTGAACACACCGTTCAGGATGTGAACGATAGTACCCTGGTCGATTTCAGACCAATACTCAGCAATCTGCTGAGCGATGTTCTCGATGAAATCTTCGCCGCCAGTGATGTCGTAGGAGAAGTCCTTCTCAGTCCATGCAGCTGCACGACCAACGACAACACGGCTGTGCTTGAAGGTGTGGGTGGTCTCAGCGGTGATGTCGGTCTCACCGTCGTAGTTCAGGGGGGTGGTGTGGTTAATCAGACCACGCAGGGTGGTGGTCAGGTAGTTGCCGCCGTCCTGATCAGCCATGGCCTTAGCCAGGTCGGGACGGGGACGGATGGCACGGGAACGCAGGAGCTCGGTCTTGACCGGGTTGGGGATGCGGTCAATGTAGCCCTGGAACACCTCGCCGTTGAAAATCTTCTTGTCAAAAACAGATACGTTACCCATGTGGAATTTCCTCCTTAATCAAAATTGATAGTAGCGTTGGGGTTTTCGTTCTTCTTCTGCATCATCTCAGTCAAGCTGAACTTGGGCTTGGGAGGATGCGGCTTGGGGTTGGGGTCGGTGAACTGCGGCTTAGGCGTGGGTTTGGGGTCTGCAGGAGGTTCAGCAGCCTTGAATGCGTCGGGATTCTTCTCACGCTGGCCCTTCAGGAAGTCGTCTGCACCAACATAAGCACCGTCCTTGAACTCAAGGTTTGCAGCCATGAACTCTTCCACAGCGGCCTTCTTAGCAAAGGCGGAGGTGAACTCCACATTGCCGTAGAACTTCTCGGCAGCGTGGGTACGAGCTTGGGAGTCCAGCTTGTCCTGGAGGGCCTTGGTATCGGTGTCATACTTGGTCTGCAGTTCGCTGAGCTTGGTGTTCAGCTCCTCGGTGTTACCGGACTGCTTCTTCAGGTCGGCGATGTCTTTGTCCCGGTCAGCAACTTGGGTCTTCAGACCATCACGCTCAGTGGTAAGAGCGGCAATCTCCTGGTCCTTCTGCTCCACGATTGCTTTCTGTGCATTGACAGCCTTGCCGTGCTCGTCCATGACATAATCGATTTGCTCGTCAGTCATGTCAAGCTTTTTCAGTTCTTCTCGCTTCATTGATATTTCCTCCTCATTTTCGAATACGCTTTGTTTACACAGGTCGCTTCTGCTTATCGTGCAGCTTGATGACGCTCAGCTGCCAAGCAATTTATATCACTCATCTTGGGTGTATGCTGGTATAAAGATGAGATGGTATACTGGAATGTCGCTATGAGCTCGTGAGAGCTTCTGTGAGCGATTTTGTTGCCGGGGTAGGTATTGAGAGATGTTGTGATGGCAAAACACAGCTTAGAATGCAAATATGGCTCATTTTGAGCCAATCGTATAAGCCTTGTTGTATCCTGTCACATAGGTCTTGCTGTATTCCTGGTCACGTCCGGTGGCCTTGCAGTATTCACGCAGGGCCTTCTGCCGCTTCCTGACGAGCTGGCTGGATTCCTGAAGCTTCGTAGCAAAGTAGATTTGCTCATCAGCAGTGGTTGCGGCTGCATTGGCAGCATCGTAAACCGCAACTCGCTTCTTGGCTTCCCTGACCTGACGTTCGTAGTATCGTTGCTTCTGTGCCTGTTCGTAGGCTTCTTCGTTGGTCATGCCGAGCATTGCCGATGGGTCTCTTTCGAAGGACTGACTGGACACTCCTTCGATGAAGGGAAAGAAGTTGTGGTAACAGTTCCATCCACAGAGACCGCCACCCGAACCATACTCAGTTACTTCATAGAAGTCTTGGTATCTTGGGTGCTTTCCTGACAACGAGAAAATCTGCCCTTGCCATTCAGCGTGGGAAGGTCTTGCACCGGAGTGGGAGCTGGTCTCAACAAGGTCGGAATCGAGCTCTTCTGCCCTGGCAATTTGAAGTCCAGCTACGGTTTGATTGATACCAGTAGTGACTGCTCTTCGGATACCTGCCTCAATACTGATGCTGGAACCGGACGGATATGCTATCTTTGTGATACCTTGCTTGGCAAGGTCTGTCACAGCGTTCTTTATGGCCTGTTCACGGGTGAACGAACCGGACACGACCTGAAGGTAAGCCCTATCGAGCGAACTCTCAAGAGCCTTTCTTGCAGTGGTTGCGGTGATGTTCGTGAAGTTCTTCATCACCTGCTGAGTATTCTTTGTTCCCTGCAGCAGGATAGCTTTCAGCGTGGCTGAGTTGCTGATGTCTGCCTTGGGCAATCCAGCAAGTGCATAGATTGCATCGTCAGCAGCCATAGCTTTGTGTCCTGCATCGGATATGAGCTTGCGGATAGCAGGTTTACTAAGACCAGTGGCTTCAGCGAGGATTTTCTCAACGTCCTTTTGGAACATACCGATTTGGCTTGCTCTCTCAAGCTGCCATTTGGCTGTGGAAGTGAGGTATCCGGTCTTTGTAATCCTTCGAGCAACATCAGCGGTGATATCACGCTCCACCTGTGCATAGAGCTCTACGAAGTCATCAGCTACTCCTGCGAGGTATTCAGGTTCAAGCATTTAATCACCACCTTTCAGTTATACGGAACTTGCACTTTCGTGTGAGTTCCGTGTAAGTTACTCTTCTTCCTCGTCCTCCTCATCCTCCTCATCCTTGGGCTTCTTCTTGGGATTGTTGAAGCCGAAGACTTCATCGTCGTCAGGCTCTTCATCCTGAGCAACCATCTTCTTGGCTGTGGCTTCGTCCTCGTTGTACCACTTGGCCCGGTACTCCCACTTCTGCATGAAGCCGTCACGGACATCCTGACGGTCAGTTTCACGCTCGGTGTCCGCATCGGTGATGATGCTGTCATCCCACTTGAACGAGGTTTCATACTTACCATCGGGGGAAAGATCGTACAGCGTGGAGATGCAGTACATGGCGTAGATGAGGTCTTCCAGGGCATCTCCAAGGGCTTCCTGGATGTCGCTGACAGTGGCATAAGACCGCTGCTTCATAATCTTCATCTCGGTAGCCGTTCTCTCAACGACATTGACATCGGCGAGAGTACCACGAGACATACAGCACTGGTCTTCAATCTTCATCAGGATGGTGTTCAGACCATTGGCATAGCTGCCATCACGAAGCGTGGGATTCCAAGGAACCATGGAAGGACCGCTGCCGAGAGCACTGTCGATGTTATTGACACGGAACAGTCTTTCCTTGCCTTCAGGTACAATGGGAACACCATTGACCTTCTTGAAGGTATCGTCGGACGCATCGATTGCCAGTTCGCCGCCCTCATACTCCCAAAGGTATCGCTGGTACTGTTTGTCCGCTTCCCTGATGTTGTCAACAGCACGTGCATAGACCGAAACGCCCAAGGGAGAGTCCATGTCAATCGTATTGCCAAGAGGAATTCGGAAGTATGCAAACAGGGGAGACTCTATATCCTTGATGTTCACTTCAGGGGCGATGTCAGCCCATGTAGGAACCTCGGCGAGGTCGCATTCCTTGCCGAGAGCTTCCTCAATCATGGATACATAGGCCCGGTTCGTGATTTTGTAATCCGTTCCCTTCAGCTCGTGCTTCTCGAGTCTCGTGAAGACTTTCTTGCCTTCCCATTGACGGTATACGAAGTAGGCTGCAGTAATCTTGTGGTTATTGTCGAACGCCACAGGATAGAACGAATTGGCATGAATCACTTCCGTGGTGATTTTGTCGTCGTATACATACGGCTTGAAGACGATGCCACCACCAGCACAGGCATATTCCGTGTACTGGCGAATGTTCTTCATAATGTCCTTGAGCTGTTCATTGATGAAATCAGCCATGTTCGAGCCTGTAACATTGACCTCCATCTCCAGGGTTACATTCCTGGCGAACTCCGAAGCAATGATGGCAGGAAGTCCGAGGGACTGAGGATTCTTGCTCAGCCATGGTGCATTGCCACCGAACATCTCCAGCCATAGGTCTACCGCTTCCATCATGGTATCGGTAGTGATATTCTCGCTGTTGACAATATCGGTAATGCTCTTGATAAACTCCTTAGAGAACACGAACCTCGCCCTCCTTACAAATTCTTTGATGTGTGCAAACGCCACTTTCCTTAGCCCCCTTTATTGAGCAATCTTGGTGCTTCTCTCTCAATCGTACACTCGAAGGCTTTGAGTGTGCCGATGTCAGACAATTCATCTCGCTTGTCCACGTTTCGCTTATTCGACCAGTTGGCGGACGAGAAGGCAAGGGAAAGCGATTCACAGGCATCAGTCATAAAGAACCTGCCCTGCTTCATAAGCTTGGTGGTCAACCTGATCCTGTCGGTGTCAGCCATCTTTGCAGAGTTGCGGACAGTGCATCCGAGGTTGCGTTCCTCCGCAGCATTCTTGATGGCTTTGGTCGTTACATACTGATTGTCCTCGCAATAAACGTAGTCAATCCTTCCGTAACTCTTCTTTATCGTTTTGCCGAAGGAGACAAAACGTTCCACTATGGTCTCAAGGTCAGCTCCTCCCTTATGGGATTCGGAAGCCAACACGATGACCTTGCTGTGGTTCTTGAATATTGCCGTTGCGACCAGGGATACAGAGCCGCTGGCAACCAAACCGATGTTAATCTGTTCAATCATGCCCTTAACCACTGCATCCGCAGGGATGATGATGGTCTCAGTGTTCTCGATGAACGCATCGTAAATCTTGTTGGTGGTATAGCAGCACAAAGCAACAGCATCAGCCCGGTCAGGAGACTTGATGCCACGTTCCTTCATGTCCTTCTTTCTCTCCAGGATGATTCTGCCGTTGCTGGTGATGGAGTATTTACGGACGGTGAGCTGGGCTACCAGTTCCTCGTCATTTTCCAATGAGAGCTGTTCCGTTTCCATCATGTGCTTGACATTCGCCCACATGAAGGTGGTTATGTCAGCATACTTCATTTCTGAGCCATCCTGGGGTGGTCTCATACCGAAGTTGATAGGGACAATTTCAAGCTTGTGCAGCCCTTCTTCCCTTTTCACTTCCTGTAGTCTGTCGGTGACACCTCCACCAAGTCCAGTGTCATCAATGTAAGCTGTGACAACACCCTTGTAGCCGGGATTCTCTCTCAGGACATTTCTATAGGTGATTACGATATCTCCCACAGTCCGCATGAGGTTTTGTCCGTGAGCTATGACCGGAAGAGTGACCTTGCCGCCAACGTTCTGAGCGATGATGGTCTCGTCATCTCCGTATCGAGCAACGTCAACTCCAAGGGTTATCTTTCCAACTTCCTCATCGGGCAATTCCCGAATGACAGCTGCTTCCACGAGGGGAAGTGGCATGAACACGTCATCTTCCTGTGTTGGGAAGTCTCCATACACACGGACTTTGACCACGTTGCTCTCCGCACCATACTTTTTGATGAATGCGGCGATGTTCTCCTTGTTGGTTCTTGAGCTGTCAAGGGACGATACCCGGTGACATTTATACAATGCCCGGTTCAGGTGGTGGCTGTCATAGAACGTGCCAGTGGTCCTGGTAGGGTTGGCACACATCAGGAGCTTGTTGTTGCCGCCTGACAGTGTAGCCAAGATAGCTTCCATGATGCTCTCTTCAATACCGGATGCTTCATCCACAACGAAGAGCATATTGTCTTCGTGGAAGCCCTGCATATTTTCAGGAGCAGAAGCTGTTTTCGCTACAGCAAACCAACGCTTGCCATAGCCTTTCATATAGACATAGGTCTTGGTCCATTCCAGGAGTTCCTGGAGGAGCGGACTCTTTGACCTCCACTTATCAATCTCAGACCATAGAACGTCGTGGAGCTGCTGCAGTGTGGGTGCTGTGCAGATGACTTTTGGATACCGGAAACAGCTCAAGAACCATAGGACTATGACTGCTTCAGTACCAGTCTTACCAACACCATGACCTGATCTGACAGATACTCTCGGGGATGAAGCTATGTCCATCATAACGTCTCTCTGCCAAGGGTCGGGTGTGAACTTGCATACCTCCTGAGCAAACAGCACTGGGTTCTTTTGATAGATTGGAATCCGTTGGGCAAATACTGCCTTTCTATCAGCTCGAGCCATCTGTTACCTCCACTTCGGGTATGCTGCTTACCCAATCGTCCACAACGTTGCCAGCAGCTTCGCCTTCCTGCATGAACTTCCTGTGTCGCTCCTCCTCCATTTTGAAGTGAGGCGAACTTCCAGCCATGTTAATCAGGAATTGCATGGCTCCAATGTCACCAGTCATAGCCTTTGTGAACGCACGAGCCATGATTGCAACCATGTTGGTGTAATCTTCGTCGGCTATTCCCATTGCCTTGAGGTTCTTCTCAATGGCTTCCTGAACGGGCAAGTTGAGTATCAGTCTTGCAGCACTTTTGGCGTCTCTTTTCTTTCGTCTTGCTTCGCCACTGGCCTTGCCCCCTTTTGATGCAAGTTCTCTAACTTCCTTCTCGGTTCTTTGACTCATAGGGACAAGGTTTTCTTCGTTTGCCACAGACTTTTACCTCCCTCCCTTTTGATTGTATTCTAAGCGCAAAAAGTAACCCGGTAGGATTCGCTGTGTGGCGAATTTACCGGGTTAGGTGTGAAGTGATATTGGATGAATCAAACGTCGCTTATATGCCATTTATGGACGTTTTGGTGAGAACTCGATTGCAAGCCTATTGCCTGTCCATTTATGGATATTGCCAGTCTCTTTCCAGCCAGCTCTCTCGAATGCCATCAGGGACTTGGTGTTACCGGGGTATACGCAAGCGGTGACATCATCAAGTCCAATCATTTTGCAGTAGTCTTCGATGAGCCGAATCATTGTGGGTGCATACAGATTGCCACGGCAGGTGGGCCTGATGGCATAGCCTACTTTTCCGTTCTCAATGTGGTTCGGGTTTGGTGTCACCCGAGCAACGCCGACCATTCTTTCGTTTACCATGAAACAGAGATGGAAGGTCTTTTGGTCTGTTTCCACATCTTTTACCCACTGCTCTACGCCAACATCATACAGATGCCATAGGACATTACAGTATTCTCCGGTTCTAACGAACTCATCGAAGAAATCCTGGATGATTCCGGGGTATACTCTCCACGCAAGACGGAGTTCATATCTCATCATATCATTCTCCAAAAAGAAGAACACCCGGGGCTAACCGAGCGTTCTTGGCTTTATTTCTTTTCCCACATATCCGGGGGCCATACCGTTCCGTTGTGGGTCGGGTCGGTTTCTTTCCCTTCAGCGAACTTAGGGTACTGCCGCTTGGTCTTTTCAGCCAAGCCATTCTCTCTGTCGTAGTGACCATACCAACCGCCATAGCTTCCGTTGTCAAACAGGTTCAGCTGATGGGGTTCAAGAGCTTCGTTCTCATCACGGAACATATCGAGTTTGTTCTTGCCACGAGCTCTGCCCTGCCATGTGTGAACATCGTACACATAGTCAGGTACTCGCTGACCGTATTCCATCTGTAGCTCCGCTACTTGCTTGTAGTCAACGAACTCCTCGAACTCTTCATCGGAGAGCGGTTCGTCGTTCCACATAAAGTTACAGGCCACATAGTCTGCGTCACGGTTCTTTCGAGCCATGCACAGGAGGATGACTGCCTTGGCAATGAACAGGTCATTGGTCGCTCCAGGCTTGTTGTTCTTGTTGACGAGCTCATCAGCTTGCTGCAGGGCAATGATTTCTTTGGTCATAATACCGTAGCAGTCTTCAGCGGATATGGTGAGCAGCCGTCTCCACAGGTACGCCCTGTATTTGAGCAACAGCTCATTTGCTGCATAGGCAGCATGAGGAATGTCACAGCGTCTAATCGCTTTCTGAATCATGGAAGACATGGTGAACATATCGTAACCATTCTTCGTAAGTCTCTGATTCCCCATAGACCCCTTCCTTTCTTATCCATATTTGTGTGGTATTTGGTGTATTATAATTCTACCACAGAAGACGAACATAAACAAGCGAAAAGTTACGATTTATGGGGAATTGGGCGTTTTCACCGTATATTACAGGTGAAATTGTTCGTTATTTCAGCATTGCGATATCATACGTTTTCATCGCAGGTTTGATGAAATCGGATGACAGGGAATTGGCATACGCTCCAAGATTCCTGAACAGCAGGTAATCGCCTACCGCAAGCTCTCCGGTGTAGCTCTTATATACGGTGTCGTCTTCAGTACAGGCATAACCGAAGATTTCCACATTCTCGTAGTGCTCACCTTTGCTCATGTGAATCACATCCATGGGAGGATGTTTCGGTGAGCCGTGGAAGAAACCGAAGTCATATACGCTGCAGCTGGCAGTTGCGATGGTGTCGAATCCACGTTCGGAGATAGTCTCGACCTTACCGAGGACGCTGACGGTGTTTGCTACCACAGGAGTACCGGGCTCAATGATGATGGTAGGAAGTGTCTCGTAGCCGTAGATGCACTTCAGCTCGTTGTAGATGGTCCAGGCATAGTCCTTTGCGGTAGGAATCTCACAGTCGAACTGTTCTGCCAGCCTGGGGTCCATGAATCCGAACATATTGCTTCCGAAGTCGATATACTTCACACCAATGGCCTTGCCGAGCTTTCCGAGGATGGAAGCTCTCTTCTTCCAAAAGTCGAGGGTTCTGCAGCCGTGGATGTGGCTATGAATACCTACAATCTCGAAGTATTCATTTTGCAGCTCAAGACACTTGTAGAACTGAGAGGT